CGGTGGATTCATGTGTGTCCTTGACCCAGAAGGTCAAATTCTTGCTAAATCGCCATATGCTCAAGAATGTGCATCTTTCTCCAAGAGTATTGATGCTCAAACGTTCGCTGGAGGTATATTCGTTGACGGTTTCGCAGGTAACCTAGAATTTAAAATTACTAGTGTAATAAGTCCTACTAGATTAGAAGTTACAGGTTTAGATAGATATCCTCAACTTCCATGTAGCTTTATCTATCTCGATACTGTATATAGAATAAACTATATTAGAGACTTTGTTTATAATAAAGACGGATCTACTGCTACATTTGTTCTTGATGAAACTACACAGTGGCCTTATTCAGTATTCACATATAATGAATCAATATGTAACAGAGACGTTGGATTAATCATCGACGGTGTTGGGTATGATGTTGTTTTCCAAACAAACTATCATGCTAGAAAATCTGGTTCAACTTATAGATTAGCTAATGCAGAAGTAGTCATTGATAGTCAGAAAGACTTAACAGTTAGAGCTATCACATACGCTCACGAATTAGCCAGAGCTGCTGTATCAGATACCACTTCACAAAATACTATTGATAATAGTTCAACAATTATTACCAAAATTGTTAATAGAGGTTTGGTTTATTCTCCAACTCTAATATTAACAAATCCACCGGGATTATCGACTAATTTAGCCAATGCCAAGACCTTGTTGTTGGCCAACGTAGATTACATCAAAGATGAAACAGTGGCTTGGATCAATGCTCAAATTGCAGGCAATATTGCTCCGTTTACTACAGCGTTTGTCTATGATTCAATCACCTGTGCTCGCGATGTAGGATTTATCTGTGAAGCTGTAGCCTACGATTTGATCTATGGCGGTAATAGTCAAACTAGAGATGCTGGTTTAAAATACTATGACGGTGTTGGTTCTGCCATAACAAATCAAATTGTTGGACAGGTATCTCAAACTGCTGCGGCATTAACTTATACAAAATATCTGATCAAACAGGTTATTCAAAATCTTGCGCCAGCAACATCATATTCTACAACTCCTAGAGTAACAGGAACTGGAGCTAGTGCTACGGAAGCTGCTACAGTAGAAACATTGATGTCAAACCTTGTAGCAACAGTCAGCGGAGGTGTTGGATCTGCACCGTCAGAGACACTGCCAAATCTTAGTGCTTACTCATACACCGCAGCATTAGTTACTGCTAGAACCGCACTACAAACAAATAAATCAACCATCCAGACCCAGACTATTGGCTTTGTGAATACTAATGCTAATAGATTTGAAATATTGATGCCTGGTAATAGATCTATTCTAGGTAATGACTTTACACAGGTCAATGACATGGGCTACGGTATTTTTGCTACCAACGGTGCTCTAGTTGAAGCTGTGTCGATGTTTACCTATTACTGCTATACATCATACTATTCATTAAATGGTGCGCAGATTCGTTCTGTGGCAGGTTCATCAGCACACGGTGTTTATGCTCTAGTGGCAGAAGGATCAGACCCGTTAGAAGTTTCAACTCCAACGACCATGTATTTCGATATGGCCCAAAGAGTTGACTGCTACTACCCAAGTCCAAGTTTTGCTAACACCACAGGTGGATTGTTTATCTACGTAACCAATTACGATTACGAACCTTTAAACAATTCCGAACTAGAAGTAGATCACGGAAACTTAATTTATAGATACCCAGTAACTTCTGTTACCACAGCCGATCTTCCTACAGGTGTCGCTAGACTAAACTTGACCAGTGATACCACAGGAAACTTTGACGGATTATATGCATCAGTATCTAATGGAACCAAGATGTCCATTAGAGCTAATTCGCAAATTATTCTAACAGGCGGATTACAAGACGTTGCTGTTAGACCGTCAACTGGTTTAAGACTTGCAGAATCAGACGATGTTTATCGTGTTCTTCAATTTGAAGAATACACAGACACAACCAACGAACCATACGGTGTAAGGTTTACTGCTGGTTCACCTGGAACAGTTTCTTTAACTACAACTGTTACAACGATCGCTACAAATGTCTGCACAACCAACACTAACCATAGATTAAGAATCGGTGATAAGTTTATACCTACTTCAACAGCCAATGGGTTCACCGCAGGAACAACTTACTATATTATCAGTATACCTGCTTATAATCAATTTACTGTGTCAACATCACCAACAGGCAGCGTAACAACATTAACTAATGGCACTGGACTTACAATTGTCGGTCGAAGAACACATCGATTCTTGGAAAAATTCACAGTTAGCTTTACGACTACTGGAACACTGCCAACTGGTTATTCTGTCGGAACAACCTATTATATTATATCAGATGGCTTAACAAATACTGATTTTAGATTATCAGCTACTGACAACGGTGCTCCAATAACGATTCCATCAGCTGGATCAGGAACACATAGACTATTCTTAGAAGGGTTAACCAAAACTACACTAAGAGAAAACTACAATTATATCGATCTTACATATTATCAACCTGCAGAATATGTTAGTGGAACTACTGCAACCTGCACAATCACTATCGCATCACCGGCTGTTATAACTAGAGCGAGCCACGGATTTGTTGCCGGTGATGTTATAAAATTTACCACAAACGGCGGTTTACCAACTGGTATCAGTTTAAGCAAAAATTATTTTGTTATCTCAACAGGTTTAACGTTAAACACATTTAGAATATCCGAAGCTCCAGGCGGCACAGCCGTTGACACCAGCGGTATTCAATCAGGAACCCATACTGTTGGAAAAGTAACAGGGCGAGCAGGAGATACTAACTTTGCGGTAGTTGCATTAAGTCCTAGCGATACTGCTAGAGCTGACGGTGCTAAATTTGTATTCAAAGGCGAAGAATATACAATCTCTAATTATGAAAACGAAACCGATACAGGTCAACCTTATGGTAGAGTAAATTTAAACAGAGCTTTAGTAGATCCTATTAACGCTTATCAAAACTCTCATACTATTAAAGCTGCTGTGCCTATTAGAACAGATGGTGCGGACGGAACACTAACTATTCGTATTTCGTTAACTCGCGTAACAGGTCATGACTTATTAGAGATCGGAACTGGATCATATGCAGATACTAACTATCCAAACGAAATTTATGGACCACCGGTTAATGCTGTAAACGACGCTAACGAAACTGAAGAAAGAGACGTCGGTCGTGTGTTCTATGTAACCACAGACCAATTCGGTAACTTTAGAGTTGGACCATACTTTGCTGTTGACCAAGGAACTGGTCGAGTATCGTTCTCAGCGGCGATTGCTCTAAGTAACCTAGACGGTATCGGCTTTAAACGAGGTGTGCCAATTTCAGAGTTCTCAACAGACTCTGGCATGACTGACAATGCCACAGATACTGTTCCAACAGAAAACGCTACTAGAACTTATATCGATCGTAGATTAGGTTTATCACATGGTGGTTCTCCGATAGTTGGCACAAACTTAATTCCTCCTATAAGCGGCGGATTCATGGCACTAGACGGACAGTTGGCTATGAAGGGTGCTATGGATCTTGGTAGCAACAAGATCATTAATCTTTCTAATCCTACTAATCCGCAGGATGCTGTTAACCTAAGAAGCTTGACATTTAATAATTTACAAGAGTTTTCAGTCACTAATGTTCAAGCAGCAGACGTTATTGCATTCACCGGTGCAGGTAACAGTGCTATCAATGCTAGAATCACTGGCGATATTACTTTTGATCTAAGACCAGGTGTTGACAGTGCATTAAATCAACTAGATGCACAGATCAATGCTGGCGCAATTTTAAATGCGGATATTAACGCATCAGCGGCCATTGACCAAAGTAAATTGAATATGACTGCTGCCTCAACTAGAGGTAACGCTACAGGTATTACCCAAGCAGACAGAGGATTGGCTAGTTTTGATTCTAATCAGTTTAATGCTACCAGCGGATGGATCAGTCTCAAAGACAATGGAATATTAGCCAGCAAGATTGAACAGATCTCTACAAAAACTGTGTTGGGTAATTCGACACTGAGCACAGGTAATGTTAGTGCTGTGGCATTCACCACAGTGATCAATGACGGTGGTGCTGTTAAGAAAACACAATATAGTTCGTCAGGTTTCTTAAGAAGAACAGGCGGAACTGGAGCATCGGATGGTGACTACACCGTCATTGATGCTGCTGCTGGTTCAAGTTCCAGTGTAGAGGCTAGCAAACTTATCCTTAGAGATACCAATGGAGACTTTGGTGCTAGAACCGCTGACCTACAATCTATCAAAATCGATACTAATTTAGCTATCGATACTGCCACAGCAGGTTCAGGTGGATACATTAGATTCTATGGTTACAATACAGCGGGCGGTATTTTAGTTTCCGACGGAACGTTGGCCATTGATAAAAAGACTGCTTACTGGAATGATTCTCATCAATTCAAAACACAAAATGGTGTTTCAGATGCTCCGATAACCTGTTCAAGTATTCAAACGCTAGCATTGACTACTGGTGGTAATACCACTTCAGGAACTATCACAGGACGTTGGACACTAACTGGAACTTCGCCAAATGAATCGAGATTACAGGCAACATATTCCGCTGACTTGGCAGAATATTACGAAGGCGATAAAGAATACGATGTAGGCACAGTTCTTGTATTCGGCGGAGACAAAGAAGTTACTACAAGTAATATTAAAGGCGACACACGAGTAGCAGGTGTTGTATCGAATACCGCAGCATTTGTAATGTATGATGCATGTCCAGGATTTAAAAACTTGGTTGCACTACAAGGTCGTGTTCCATGTCGCGTAGCTGGAAAAATTAAGAAAGGTGATTTATTAATTACTTCGTCCATAGCCGGTGTAGCCATAGCCGCTGTAGGCGATGTGAAAGTAGGAACAGTAGTAGGTAAAGCACTACAAAACTACGATTCAGATCATATCGGAACAATTGAAATTGCGGTAGGGAGAACATAATGCCATTAGAACAGATAACATCAGGCTCACCACCGTTACTATGGAGTAACGTTAATGACGCATTTACAAAAATAAATGCTAATTTTGAAACATTAGCAGCGTCAATAGGTGGCGGTGGATCTTTAATTGATTTTGAACAGTTTGATAACAATGTTATCCCTGCTACATCAAATTCTATTAGATTAGGTGATATCATTAAGCCTTGGAAACGCTTACACGTTGACAGTTATCGAGACAACCTAACAGACACAATGAATGGACTTTGGTTAGGATCAGCACATATCAAAGGAATTGATACAAGTGTGGATCTTCCAAGTGGTTCAACTGTTGCTGGTAATTTGATCATTGATCCAGAGAAAACATTTTTCAAACGTGTGTCTGTAGATGATTTCAACGTTGTCGAAGCCAACGAATTTAGTGATACATTAAATCTCGCAGCCGGAGCTGCTATGCAGTTAGTGGTTGATTCATCTGCAGAGAGAATTACAATTAATAATGCAGGTGTAACTGGTTTAATTGGCGGCACTGCAATCTCAGTGAGCGCAGCTACAGGAAATATCACAGTAACTAATACAGGTGTTACAAGTTTATCAAATACAACAACATTACCTAGCGGACTAACCGCAGGATCTGGAATCACAGTCAGTGCCGCTAACGGTGCTGTGATGATCACTAACACAGGTGTTTTACAAGTTCAACAAGGTTTCGGTATCACTGTATCGACTGATGTATCTACAGGTATTGCAACTATTTCAAACTCTGCTCCGGCACAGGTTACATTTAGAAACTATGTGATCAATGGTGATAATTTAAATCCGATCGTAGCAGACAGCACATCCGATACCCTGTATATCAATACCGGTTATGGATTAACCACTACCAAAGATCCTTCTACAGATACTATTAATATTGCCCTAAATCAAAGAATAGATATTTTAGGTTCTGTGTTCGGTGACGATAGTGCTCTGTTAGTTGACGGAGTTATGGGTAGAATTATAGCACCGGTTTATACATCAACACTTAGAACTTCGGAAACAAAAATTGTATTAGGCTTAGATGCTGGAGGTGCTGGCATAAATGCCATAGCCATAGGAGAAATGGCTGGGCAATATACACAAGGTAATAGAGCGTTGGCTGTAGGATTCCAAGCAGGATTACAGAACCAAGGTGTAAGAGGTATTGCTATCGGTCAGGCCGCAGCTAATAGTAATCAAGGTGATAATGGTATAGCTATAGGTGAAACGGCAGCTGCCTCTGCACAAGGAATCAATGCTATCGCTATTGGTCAAAATGCAGGAATTACAAATCAAGGTGCCAGTGCGATAGCCATAGGTGCGTTTTCCGCTGGTGATAGTCAAGGTGCTAATGCTATCGCCATAGGTAGATCAGCCACAGGTAATAATCAAGTAGGCGGCAGCATAGTTATAAATGCCAGCGGTGCAGCACTGAATTCAACTGGTGCAGGATTTTATGTTAATCCGGTTAGATCAACTACGTCATCTGCTAGACCATTAGTATACAATGCATCAACTAGCGAAATATTTTACACATCAACATTAGAATTTATAAACAGCACTATTTCAACAACTGACTCTTCTGGTTTGACCGTAGATGTTCAGACAACATTTAACTCAGATGTGTTGATGGAAAATGATCTAACAGTTAACAATACACTACTAGTTAGGGGCAGTAAAATCATACTGTTAAACGATTTTAAATCGTTGGTAGCAGCCAGTGTCGATTTCGCTGACTTCAAAGCAAGAGTAGCTGCATTAGTATAAGGGGCGCATAAATGACTAAACAAACAATTAACGTAGGCGCAACTGCAAATGATAGAACTGGTGACAGTCTAAGAACTGCTTTTAACAAAGTCAACGAAAACTTTACAGAATTATATGTTGCTCTAGGGCTAGATAACAATGGTTTAAATTTAGGAGCATTTACATTTACTGGTAGTGTATTAAGCACAGACGACAGCACAAATATCACAATAGATCGTCCTGTAACAGTCAATGGTGAAATAAAAGTTCACGGAGATATTACTCCAGAAAGAAATGATATTAATTTAGGAAGCTCTTCTAAACCTTTCAAGAGTCTATATGTTAGTAACAATACAATTTATATCGGAGGTTCCGCTCTAGGAATAAACCAGTCAGGTCAACTCACTGTTGCAGGATCGGAGGTTGGTGGTAGCACAGATAGATTATCTAACGGTGG